AACACCCAGACGGAAACTTGGTAGAAGAATATGAGGCTAAATATGGAGAAATAACATAATATGGCATTAACAGGAATAGCAACTTTATTACCAGGAGCAGGAGGCCCACTAGGCAAGATTCGTCCTGAACATGTAGCGGGAATGGTTGGTCTCCCTCATGTGGGTAATATTTTCTATGTCGATGCCACAGCAGGTAGTGATACAAATCCTGGAACATCCCAAAATGACGCATTTGCAACAGTTAATACCGCTTTTGCTGCCGCCACAAGTGGACAACACGATGTAATTATAATTGCTCCAACAGGAGGAAGCGGGAGAACAACGGAAGCAGCATCAATTAATTGGAATAAAAGGTTTACTCACTTAATTGGAAGTGCAGCCCCATCACTGGTCAATCCTAGAGCTGGAATGTCCTTTACCTCAGCAGCAACTTCTCCCTCTTTTACGATTTCAAACAATGGTTGTATTTTCAAAAACATAACAATTGCACAATTTAATGATGTAAATGTACTCGTAGAGCAAACAGGTAATGAGAACTATTTTGGTAATGTCCACTTTGCAGGTATTGGAAATGCAGATGCAGGAGATGATACTGCGGCTGTGATAATTAACTTTAATGGCGGTGAGGAAAATACCTATGACGGCTGCATGATAGGATTAGACACAGTAATTCGAACTGGTGCTAATTTCTCACTTAACTTTGTAGGCAGTGCAGGTAACCCAAGAAACGTATTTAGAAATTGTTTCTTTACACTATTTGCTGACGCAGATGACCCAAGACATGTTAGGGCTAACTCTGGTGGTACTGATAGGTGGGAATTGTTTGATAACTGTATCTTTATGGACAATTCAGATATTACTTCTGCAACTACCCAAACCAATGTCTTTGAAAATCTATCGGCAAGTGATGATGGAGGGGCTCTTATCGTAAAAGATTGTATGAATGTTAGCTCTACAGGCTGGTCTAATACAGTAGCTGGTATACGAATAATAGGTCAGGATACCAACTCTACTACTTTGACAAATTATGCGAGTGGGGTAAATCCCGCGGCGTAGAGTTATAGGGTATTCCTTCACATAGGCTACCGGCATAAATCTTGACCTTCTTTTACTAATCCGTGGTACAATAAACTATGGCCGTTACTTACACTCATACTTTTGAATTGAGACTCAATGGAAAAAATATTAGTGGAGAGGTTGAGTTTAATCTTGATGGCCAGATGGGCTATAAAACCACAGATCCCATTGAATGGAACAATCTGGATGAAGCTACAAGGTTTCAAGCCCTCTTGAGGGAATTTAAAGTCTTGTTTGATGCTTTTGATGGAATTAACAAAATAGAATTACTCAAAAAATAAAGTAGTATAATTAAATATGGCACAAATAGAATCAAGTTTTTTCAGAGACGGAAACCACATTCCTATTACAACGGATGGCCTCATTACCCAAAAGACCATTACCTTTATTGGTGGTACAGCTAATGAATGGGGAAATGACGGTGGGACGCTAGACGGTGGTGCTATATTTACAGTTACCGGATTGGTTAGAGTTAGAATCTTTGGTTTTTGTACAACTAATCTAGCAGGAAGTGGTACTCATACAGTTGGAATATCAGGATCTACGGCTATTTATCTACCTGCTGAAGCCGCAGTAGACATAAACGCAAATGATTATGTGATAAACAATGCGACTACTACAGCTTTCCCTATTTTGGGTGATGAAGCAGCCGCACCAGATAACTTTCCTGAATATGCCCTAAGTGGACAAGATATTATTATGACTATAGCTGGTGGGGCCGATATAACCTCTGGAGTAATAGACTACTATGCACTTTGGGTTCCCTGGAGTGATGACGGCAACCTGGTAGATTCTAACCTCTAACGACTTGAGGTTAATGGTATAATGAGTTGTGACCAATATAGACGATTTAGTCAGGAGTACGAAGTTTCCGTCTGGGTGTTCATTCTTAACACTTTTTAGCCATCTAATATCATAGTCATGGCCTCCTGGACCACCATACCACTGTGGGCCTTCACCTTTAGATGTAACGACTGTTGGTTGTGCTTGGTCTCGTGTTTGTCTCCCGACAGTTCTTCTTGCCATGTTGAAGTTAGTCTATTGTCCAGCGAACCATTCCTTGAGTACTGTCTACTGATACTATTGCCCTAGACCATCCAAGCTGACTTGGTGCTACGTCTGCCGCTTCAAGTGCTGATACTGAACCTGCAACTGTTTCAGATGGACCAATTGCTACTGCGTCTGCTGCTGCATTTGTGGCTGTGTCAAAGAGTGCTGAACCGTCTCCACCTGATTGAATCCAGCCGTGCTCTGCTGCTGTGATGATAGCAATTGCAGCACCTACTGGAGCACCTGTTGGGGTAGTTGGGTATACAATTACTCCGTCATAGGAATTTTTTCTAACTGTAACCTGTGAAGAAGTGGTTAACGCGGTCTCTACAGGTCTATCTACTTGATAGATACTAGTACCAGTGGTAGATGTTTGTACGTCGTGGCTAACAATTTTAAAGTTTTGTCCGATACCTGCCGAAGATTCTACTGTAAGGTCACCATCAACAAACTGATCTGCAGTTACGGCGGTTCCCCCAAGAGTCACTGCAATAGTTGTTGAACCAACGGCAGAAGCAGCTTGTACAACCATTGAGTAGTAATTTGTGTCTTCTGCTACTTCCTGTATAAGGTTTCCTGCAACTAAATCTACCGCACCTGCTTGGACATATCGGTATTTTCTTCCAAAGTTATCAACTAGTAGTTCACCTAAGTTATGCTGTTGCTGTGCGACGCTTCCGTATAGTTCTGTATGTAGTATATTTGCCATGTTTTTATACTCCTGTTACTCCAGTTAGTTTACCATGTCGGCGTGGTTGACTTCCTACTACTTGTCCTATTACATAAAACCTTGCAATCATTCCAGCCTGGTCACGCATCACTTGATAATCCTGGAAAAACCAACCATTTGCTGTAGGTGGCTGTTCAGCCATTACTCCTTCAACTGTAGAAGGCTCACCTAGATTTACTTTGCTTAGTTGTCCTGCATATTTTGCTGGAACCACTGTTCGGCCTCTCCATTGTATATATCTTTCATTAAGGAAGTAAAGAACTTGGCTTGTTGCTTTGTCATCTGCAATTATTGGAAAACCTCTAAAGGTTAATGCAGTAAATCCACCTGTTGCTCCAGCGTCTCTCCTGGCTACAATTTGATTTCCTCGTAGTGGGAGAACATTGCCACCATTAATTGTATATTGATTCCTAAGTTGTGGAGAAAGAAGACTCTCATAGTTATCCCAAATTGATTTGGTAGTTACTCCGATATTTGGAGATTCATTTGAAAGTCCTGCTGCAGATATGGCACTATCTAGAGTGGACATTCTTGCTAAGGTAAGAGTCCCTCCTGAAGCTGTTACTGTTGAATTAAGAACTGAAAAGGTTGTTCGAGATTGACCTCCGATGGTTCCTGCGTTTGTGCCGTCATCTACGTGTGCCTCAAGTCCAAGAGGTTGAAGGCCTGAACCAGTGCCAAAGACTGCCGTTCCTAGTTGTGAAATTGATTCCGCAATTGCTTCTTCAAATTTATATTCATCAAGATCAATCATTTGTTGTGGTCCTGAGTTAGCAAAACTCTCATCCATTATAGAAACAACTGGCTGTGCAAACAGGGTTTGTGCATATGAAAGTTCGATTAGCGTATCGCTTGCAGATGAAGAAAGGGTTGTGAGTCCTGCGAAGAATTGACCAAGCCCTGAATCGGTGACTTTGATAGGAATATCCCAAGTTTTACCATTCATTGGGCCTCCCATGCCAAGTAGTCGAGATGCATATGTGTTTGAACTTAAAACATTGTCAACAACCTTTGCTTGAAGCTTTCGATCTGTTGTAGGTTCTACTCGAACCCCTGGTGCTATTCCGTCGGGTGTTATTGCTGATCCTGCCATTTATATAGTTTATTGCTTTTAAACGCAAAAATCGCCTTCTAAGGCGACTAATTGTCGTATGCGTCATTATAAAACTAAAAAGATTCCCTTGTCAAATACCTAAATTAATACTCGCAAACTCACCGTGATATTTTAATGCGGCCTTGTTATAAGTCTTTGCTGCATCTATCCTTCTCTCAAAATATCCCAAAAAGATTCTTTTACCCTCATTTCTAATGTCTGCGCTCCATTTATTATGATGTCTATTCCAGGAAACACCTTTATAGCCACTTTTATTGTTTTTATATAGTTTTTTATTTTTTAAATTATATTTGAAGTCACAAATTCGTAGATTGATTTTTCTATTATCCAATGAATGTCCGTTTATATGATCTGTGGTTTTTTTACTGTTAATTGGCATTTTTATAACCATCCAGTGTAGATATGTCCTAAACATAATATGAGTACATGTTGAAATCGTGCCATCTTTTTTGGTGTATTTCGATTTCACTACATACTTTGTAGTTTTAAACGGATAATTTCCATGTTTCAAATACGTCATCGCATAAATCTTATTACTTAAACCGACGTGTGCATACCATTTAAACTTACATAGTTCCTTAAAGTCTTCGTTATCTATCAATATAAAGTTATCCTTCCCATATTTTCCCGTAAGTTGAAGCTTTTTCAATCCTCTGTTTTGTCTCTCATTATCTGACCTATTTTTCTGTTGTGTATGTCATCGTAATTAAATCCAGGCTCAGCCTCTGTTGATTTAGTACCTCCTGATATTGGCGCATCTGCTCCTGCGGGTTCCTTCTTTTGGTTTTCGTAGTGATCATGATATATGGCTCGAAGGCTTAGCGTTGTATCATCTCCAGACTTGTGAAGACTGTTCATTGTTGCAAAGAGAGTGGCTTGAGCAACTAATCCAGGGTCTTTTTTCTCTTCATCTGTAAGCACTTCCCCTTTTGTCATCTTGGTTTGAATATCTTCATTTACGCCAGGTATATACTTCTTTGAACGAAGAAAGGACAACTCATTATCCCATTCTTTGTTCATTCTGTTGTTTGCCTCTTGCGTTTGTTTTTCCTCTTGTTCTGTCGCTTGCTTGGCTTCTGCCTCTATTTGTTGCCGTTTAATCTCACTCATTGCAACACTTGCCTCAGTCACTTCGTCCCAATTCTTAGGGTCTTTGTCACCTCTTTTGGCCCAAGGAGTTTGATACTGGTCTTCTCCCTCTTTGGCTTCAATGCCAAGAGCGTTTCTAACAGTCTCATATACTTGATTTTTAGTCTCTTGCGCTATTTCCTCTGGAGTTGGTCCTGTTGGCTTGGGTGTAGGTTCTGGGTCAGCAGGAGTTTCATCTACACCCTCTGCTGGAAGATTACTTGTGGGATTCGTTGAATCATCAATAACAAGTGGATCAACTTTTGGATCTTCTACAGGGTCTTTTGGGGGATCTTTTTTCTTTGCAGCCATGAGATAAATTCTCGTTAATTGATTATATCACTATTTCCTTCTCTTTGCAGATTTAGCCTGATCACGGCGGCCAGACTTAACAATCTTGTTGATTTTCCTAACTCTAGCTTTGTGTCTTTCTTTTACAGTGTGTTTTGGCATATTATATTTTCTTCCTTGCAAATACTTCGTCAAAATAAACAATGTCCTTTTCTTTACGCATTTTTCTAAGTGAATACAAAAACTCATGGGGAGAAATATATCTCCAATACCAATTTACTCCCTTAAGCAACAATGTTCCTATTTTAAATCTCATTTCTTTCGTTTGGCTCCTCCAGCTCTGGCACCTAAAAATCTCTTTTGTTTACCCGTTAATGCTTTACCCCTAACTGAACCGTGACGAAGTATTTTTCTGGATTTAGTGCTTGTTGGTCCGTGTTTTGCCATGACTTATTTTAGGCATTATTATTATATGACTTTCATCTGCATCCATGGCCTCCTGTATCGTTTTATAATCACCAAGAATACGTGTTTCACGTCTTTTGAATGCCGAATGGGCTACAATCACTACCATGACAACTCCAATAAAAACCGCTGACCCCAATCCACCAATTAAAAGAAGTTCTGCACCTGTCATGAATTCAGGGATATAATAAGCTCCTCAGCGTTGTCAAAAGGCTTGCTTAAACGACCTGCTGCTATGTCTTCATCAGCTTCACGCTCTCCTTTCTGCCACTCTTTTGACCAAAACCATTCTTGATCTTTAGGTGTCCCTTTGGGGATTAGTCCAATCTTTCTTTTGGTAATAGTTCTTATTCGTCTAGCCATGACTATATTTTACTGTTCTTGTGGCCGGTTTGCAACTGCTTGAGCCCCTGCCATTATGTTCTCTTGTGGTGTAGCCCCTGTGGGTTGATTGGCAAGAGATTCAGCCATAGCTTTAGTATCTTGTTCTTTAATAAACTCTTTTAAATATAAGTCCGGTGCAAGTTCAAATGTCATTAACATTTCTGTCCTCTTTTTTGCATTAGGGGTGTCGGTGTCCTGTAAGAAACTAAGCGGGTCGGTCATTTTAAGCCTTGCTCTTTCAAAAGCCTCTTGTTTTCTCCTCACTTTGTCTACCCCGCTTGCAGATACCGAGACTTCCATCCCATCCTCAACCAAATCTCGATTAATGCTTTCATATACAAAGTCACCATCAGTGCCGAGGATTCTTCTCATTTTGTCTTTAGAATACCTAAGTTTAATCATATGAATAGCAGCCATTGCCATCCATTCTGCTGCTGGGTTTATGGTTTCCTCTACCTCATCATCTTGTTTGTTAAAGTCTCCTTCTCTTAGAATTTGCCTACCTGTTGCCGTCTCTCCTGCTTCACGCTCTCCTCTAGTCGTGGCATTGGCCCCAATGAGAGAAAACAATCTGTCGCGGTTAATCTCTTGGTTCTGGAAAAGAGCTGGACTTGGTTGTTCTCCAGGAATAAAAGTAAATACTTCTGACAATACCCCTGCCACTAATATATTTTGATCAGGGTCTGTAAGGTCTAGTCTTTGCACGTCGTCGGCATTTAATCCACTTTGTTCTGAAAGCACAAGCTTTGGTCTTGTGTCCCCGATATCTAGAATTTGTTTGCCTATTTTATTAATATTGTTTTGCGGATTAATAGACTGTTCAATACGAGAGGTTTCATCATATGGCATCCTACCTAATTGGTCATAACCCATGAAATAAAAGGGCTTGGCTGGATTTTTAAAGAAGTTCCTAAATACTGTTTCTTCTTCAATAATAGGAACTGACTCACCTGTCATTAGTGATTGCCTAACCTGATCGTCATCAATATCTTTTTTGGTATTATTCTCATCATATATAAAAAACTGCTTCGTCCCTTGCCAGTCCCAGTTAGGATTTTTCATCTTTTTTAACAGGACGTTTTTAAACATCCAAGCCACACCTTCTATCCGCTCAAACTGATCCTCTTCATCTTTATTCTTTTCAAACCATGTAAACCATACTTCACTAATAGTTATTTTGGTGGCAAGCTGTGCTTCTTTTTTGGTGTCTTCTGCGGTCCAGCCAAGAGCTTCAAAGAGATCTTGCTTTTTGCCTGGAAACCTCATTAAAGTCTGTTTGACAGACTGTTTAAATCTATGGACTATCCAATCCATTTTATTAGTGTCGTTGTCAACCGCCGTGTGATCTACATCAACATTATCCGGGTGGATATTTTCAAACATATAGTCACCGTCACTCCCTAATTCAGGATTCCAACGATATTTAGTTATCCCTGTAAAATATATGGGCCTGTGTTTGTATGCCCTTCCCAAAACCGATCTATTTTCCCTCTTTCTCATGTCCGAGTTGACCACTCCGGTAAGAAGTTCTGCATTTTTTTTTGACTCTTCGCTATTGCTTCCAGGGTTTACTATTAAGTCAGGTACTCTAGAGAGTGCAATAGGCTTTAATGTGGCCTCTCCTTGGTAAATAAGGTTGTCAATAAAGATATTTTGATCATGCCTTGCAAATAGTCTATTTGAGTTGTGGTATCTTTTGTCTGGATGTCCTATGAAGTTTTCTGTATCGTTTATCCCTCCATGTTGGTTACCAAGCCAATACGCTTCATTGATTCTCCTTCGTTCATAAAGCTGTATTTCTTTGAAGAATTTCCTTGAAGCTTTTATATTTCTATTGACTGCATTAACGAAGTCAGTCTCGTTAAGGTCTAGTTTTAGTGGGTCTAATATCTCTAAGTTTTCATCCCCAGGAGGATTATTTGATCTCGTGGATGTACCTTTACCAATAGTGTCTGCCATAATTTATTATATCATTTGCTCCGCCGCGTCTGCTACCAAGATTCGTCTACCACACATTCCATTTTTACAAGCAACTTCAACAGGAAACTTTACTGGTGCTTCCCCAGGCACCTCAATTATTGCATCACCCTTGTATCTAAAAACCATATTCCTACAATCAGGACAATACCAAGGTTGCCACTCTTTATTGTTATTGGGAACTACATAAACGGTATAGAGTCTTTTCTTTGCTCTAAGCTCTCCACCTTTCATTGTACTATTGTGTAAGGGGCCTCTCACTCACTCAGTATATCAGTCTTGAAGAATCTATGACTTATTAAACAATATTTTTCTTATGCCACTCTATCCACTCATCTATTGTTAAATCTTCGGGGTCAGGTGCACCAAACCCGTACTTGTTCATTTGGTGAACGTGTCTGAGTGCTGCATGGTACTGGCGCATTCGCACACCCTTTTTTGATATTTCTTTATAGTACTCACTACCACGCTTGGCTGTGGCTTGACCACCTAGTTTACCTAGCGCTTGAGCTGCTTTGTTTTTCAGTTTTTGTAATGCCATTTTTTGTGCGCAATTATCCTTTTTTTATAACCACATTTCTCACACCTGAAGTAGATGATTAACTTTTCTTTTGTTTGTAATTCATGTTTACATTTTTTAGGTTTGTTCACGGATTCTTGATCTTCTCTTTGATCTCAAGCAGTGCTAACTCCATCAAAAGAGCTTTTATTCTTGCTATTAGTTTTTCTTTTTTCGTCATATTAAACCCTCAATGTAGCGGGCAAGGTTTGACTTGCAGCTAGTTATTTAGGTCTGTGGAACTACCACTGCCAACGCACATCAAGCGTTTAGTTGAACACCTGTCTAGCTAGTCGATGCGGCTCACTGTCCGCCACCGCTACATTCAAGATTTAAACGTTCGGAAAGGCTAACAAGCTGTGTTTTGTTCGTACAAGTGGCGTCTAAACACTTGCGGGCTTCTAACCTAGCGACCGACCGAACACATTACGGATCTAATTCACCCCTCTTGTTATATACCTATTATAACCAAGCGGTTGATGATTGTCAAGGGGTAAACACAAACCTAGGCAACCCACTCCCTCGGATCTAACTCCATTAACAACTCTGGCAAGGCTTTGGGGCGCTGTTGTTTGTTTGATATCGCACCTAGCTTTTTTGGTATGGCTCTAATATTGGTCCAGGCATAACTAGCAGAGTCCCAAAGGTGATCTTCAAGGGTTGTATCTACGTCCTCAAGTTTTGTTTTGTTTGTATCATATATAAGAAGTGGTAGGGTTCTAGTTAAATGCTTACAGTTCTCAGTAAACATCATATAGGGCATATCGTCAGGTGCAATTTTTAACCAATCGTGAGTAGCGGCCACTCTACTAAGTCTGTTTCTTGTTCCAGGTTTTAATGTTAACCAATGCCTTTTCTTGTTCCAAGTCTTTTCCATTCTTTGCGAAATTGATATTGAGCCATCTGAATTTCTATTAAACATTGAAGCGTCTGCCACTCCTGCGTTAAATTTAACTGGTGCTGACATCTTGATTATCTTGGCCCACTCTTCTGGTGTTTTCTCTTTGCCATACCATTCTTTATAAATAATCAGTCTGCTGAACTTGTCTCCTCTTGAGTCTGTCTCCTCTACTAAGGCCATTGCGTGTGCTGAAAAAGCTCCTTGGTCTGTCTTCTTGCCGACATACCCCCAGTCAACTCCTAGGAAATGTGGGAACTCGTCACTGGGCACAAACGGTTCTATTGTATGCTTGCTACGTCTAAACTCATGAAAGACCGCCCCTTCAAATACATCCCAATCTCCTTCTAAATAAGCCCTTCTCTTGGCTTCAGGCAAATCCATCAACCTTTGAATATATCCTGGGTCTGCACTTAATAGAGCTAAGTTGTCGTATACACTGGCTTGCACAAAATCAAAGTCCTCTGGTCTTTCGTTGTCTTGAAACATCCTGTCAATAAAGATTCTCTTTACCCACGCATGCCCTGGCCCTCCTGGATTGCCTGTAAGCATCATTGTTGGTTTGATTTTGGGGTTCGTGGTTCTATTACTAGTCCTAAGTATTTTGAACACTTCTTCTTCATGCTGAGTTATCTCATCAATACTTATGTCGTCATATTCTCTACCTTGATAGGTGTAAACATCGTCTGTTGTCTGTAAATAGCTAAACTCTGTGGTCGAACCATTGGGCCAGTAGATGATTTTGTCGGCTTTATTAAACCATTCTCTAATGACCGGGTATTCTTTGAAGAAAGGGATTATGTGATTAGCTCTAAGCTCTGGGTAAGTCTTTCTTACAATCAATCCTTTGCTGTTAGGATATTGAAGCCTTCTGATTACTTCACGCGCTCTTACAAGATAACTCTTGCCCCCTCCTTTTGCCCCACCGTAAAAAAGTACTCCTGTGTCAAAGCTCTTGTTTAGGGCTAGTTCTTGTTTGGGCTGTAAAGGTATGTTTATGTTCACTTGTCATTACTTTTAACATAGTCGTAATAATATTGAATTGGGTCTTCACTTATGACTGCTTGTTGGAGGTGGTATTGCCACTTATCTAGGGCTTGGTGGTGATTTCTAGCTAGATCAGCATCTTCAACTTTCATTGGAATGATTCTTGTTTGTACGTCTATTGCCATAGACCAGTCCTCACCAAACACAGCCTTGGCGAAGGAGTGGGAGAAAAGGATCTCTTTTTCAGAAAAAGAGAAAATATCTAAAACAACATGTTTATCGGTTTCAACTTTCCACTTTTTGTGTCCAAACTTATTCCACCCTCTCTCCACAGCAAAGGAAATGATTTTCTTTAATTTGTTTTCATTCGTCATGGTTCTATAACACCATTGCCCGCTGAAGGAGCATTATTCTTTTCTGGGTCATACTTGGTTACATTTACCTGTATAGGTCCACCTCCTGAGTCAATGAGACCTGATCCTCCTGATTTAAACTCATCGGAATGCTTCTTTTCTAACCACCATCTTGCTGTTGAAACATCTTTGTCTTTTATTGCTCCCGTTACAACAGAACCGGCCGCAATTCGTGCGTAATTCTTTGCTTTGGTCATTCTGTCAGAAAATTCAGGTTTTGTTTTTAACCAACTATAATACGTCTCTCTCGTTATTCTGACATGTGAACACGCTACAGCGTCTGTAATCGCGAGCTTATGAATGGCTTCTAATGCCTTAACTGTTTTCTCAGTATACTTGCTAGGTCTACCTCGTTTATTGGGTTTTGTGGGTTCAATATTATTCATTTATTTATATTCTTTTTAACTTCAACTAATGCTTGGTTGAAAACAGAGTCATATGCTTTTACATCTTCTATTTCTCGCATAGACATACCCCTAGTTTCAGTTTTCTTATACTCAGGCAAGACACTCAAAGCATACTCTTTGAACTCTTGCTCTAAATAAGAGTTTGTACCAGGGCCTCCCCCTATTTCAAGAAACTCTATGATCTCCTTTATTTTTTTCTTTAAGGTGATTTTATCACTCATGCTGTTGTATAATTAACTTTGGTTATCTTTTTCATGCTCTTTCCATTCTTTGTTAAATTGTTTTGCTATTTCTTCACGTCTTTTTTTCGGAACTGCTGCATTAAACTTTTTCTCAAACTCTTTTGAGGACATCTTGGGAGCATTAGGAACATTGTGTTTTTTTTGATAGTGGTCAAAGGCTAATTTAAGAAGCGATAATCTACCAAACAAGTTTTTTTGTTTCTCTTGAAACTTTTCAAAGATAATTTCTTTAGGTAAACCGTAAACTTCATACCAATAAAATGCAAATGACGCCAACAAAACTTCTCTTGGTACTTTACCCATATGTTTATATTTAATTATCTTTTTCATTTCTTCCCAAATATCTCTTCGTATCTTTCTTCACTCATCGAAAATGACATACTCTCGCCTCCTGTGTAAGGTGAGTCTATATCTCCATTCCTCATGCCGGCCTGGTCCTGCCAAACCCTTTTAGCTCTTGCCGCGTCCATATCTGATATACCCATTTGTTTAGTTCCATATATGTCAATAAATTCTTTTGATGGTTCCCCGTCCCTAAAAGGCTGGACCACATCTTTAATATGTTTTCTTTGCTCTTGCTTGTTGTTGTCTGACCATTTACCCATTATCGTTTTAAAACCCTTTCAAGAAACTTCTCCATTTCCTCTTCTTCTTCTTGTTTATATTTCGGTATGGCTCGTTGTTCTGGCGTAAGACGGGTATGGCCCCCAAGATTGGTTTTCTCCTTAGCTTTTTTTTTATAGTTTCAATTACATTTGTGGGGTTAATCTTTGTTTGTGACTGTTGGCCCAAAACATACCCTGCTAAGAATATAATTAACGTGGAGGCGATGGTGGCTAGTTGGCTCATATTATTAATTTTGGATGCTCCCAAACATTACCTATTATTTCTCCTTGTTCTTGAATTACCCACCACCCTGTACTAAATATCATTTCTTGTTCAAATCCATATTTTCTCCACTTAACTATCCCTATTTCTCCAGTGTCGACAACATCACCCTCAAATATCTCTTTCCCGTTTTTGTCCTTGAGGCCTGTGTATTGCATGAGTTCAACAGATTCAAAGGTTTGAATAAGGTTTCTTTTTAACCAAACAGTTTCGTTCCACAACTGTAATCCCGCAATGGGTTGATACATTTTTTTAGATTCTTTGTGCCAAGCGCGAAACTTATATCTTGAATTGTCCATTCTTGTTTCTTTGTTTTTGTGATGCACTGATTTTCGCATGATTTATATGTGTTATGACTTCTAGATTTCCTATTCTATTGTCCTCTGTGTCTCCGTTAATGTGGTGGACATCTTCCCATCTCTCAAGTTGTCTTCCCAAGCTTCTCTCAACAACAAGCCTATGTTCAGCAACATAGCCGAGTTTGGTCGCGTTGGGGTGGTTGGGGCCATAGACATAAAAGTATTTCCCATTTTTAACCTTTCCACCCTTCCAGTTACTGGACCTTTCGCCTTTGAGTGTTTTTTTATATTCGGCATAACACTCATGCGAGCAAAATGTTTTTTTACTTTGCTTGGATGGTTTTCTCCAAACTTCTTTACCGCACTCAATACACTCAATATATTTTCCAAGCGGTTTCTGTCCCATGACACATTATATGTTTTATTTACCTTTTTGTCTCTTTTAATCTCCCTCATACCATATTATACCTTATCTTTACCCTCAAATACATGGATTTCCTTAGGGTCAAGAACCCTGTTTGTCCCATGTTTTTGCCATATTACGGCTTTGCCACGCGCCTCCATGTAAAGGTTGAAGAGGGTTTTTTGATTGTCAGAAAGGCTAAACGTAATAAGTTTGCGGTGGTTCTGCCTCCTAAAACTCTTTGCTATATCCATTGTGTTAATTATATAACCAACAGCCTATTGTGTCAAGTGAAGTAAATTAGTTTATTTTCTCTCCGCAATGACGACAAAGTTTTACACGTTTCTTTTTGGGGTTCTCTTCCATCATTAATTTATAAATATAGTCACTGGGATGTCCTTCGTTTATTAAGTCCACCCACTTTTTAGGATTTGTTGAAGAAGCTATCCTTTGTTTAATTATGTAATAAACGTCTGGAGGCAAGTTATATCTATAAGTTTTTTTGTAAACCCAGGCGTAATTTCTAAGAGTAGAATGGGAAACCTTAATTCCAGTAGTTACTTTAATTTCTGCCGCAAATTCTTCTAAAGCTTTACCCCCTGCACCAGGATGGTCGTCCATTATTGCAGCACAAATCTGACCTAACTTATTATGATTTTGTTCTTTACTTTCTACTATTGAAGAAACTTGTTGTATATATTCGTCCCAACTAGGCATGTCGTTAATAGTTTAACATAGATAACAGGGAGACTCAATATGCGGCCAGCCAAGGATTTGCACCTTGGATAACTATTTGTATTTTTCAACTTCGAAACAATGGCCCATTTTTTCATAGTCATACCACTCCTTTATCAATTTAGTCTTGAACCCAGCTTTTTCGTCAACAATACCAGCAAGCCAAGCACGATCTGTCATTGTTATATTCATGGTCATCTTCTCTAAGTCAGATATAAATACAATTTTCCTTTTAGAGCGTTTAAGTTTGTTCAGAATGTTTTTCATTTTACTGGTCTAAATTTCCGTTGATATACGGGCCTGTGTTTACTCATGTGTTCTGCTGCTGTAACTATCTCTAAATTATTTAGCCTGTTGTCTCTGTAGTCTCTGTTAATATGGTGTATATGTTCACTAGAGTCCAGATCTCTCCCTAAGTGCTGTTTCATGGCCTCACGGTGTTCGTAAACCCACTTACGATTATCATTATCCCAAGTTCGTTTGTAATTGTTCATTCTTAATCTCATAGCCTATTCCACCACTGGCCTTTTAAAGTTAACTGTTTCTTTTTTACCACACTTCCAACAAATAAACCCCTCTTCTTTCTTGTCTTTACTAAAAAAAACATGTAGTCCGTTTTTCTTTTTCTTTTTGCATATTTTACACAATGTCATTCATTTTTAACCTCTTCTTTGGGTTCATAATTTTCATAATCTTTCCAAAAATAACCCCCTGCCTTGTATTGACCAAGGCTACTACGAGCCCCACATTTCGCACATTTACAATTGATATAAGTGAAAGTGCCTTCGTCTGTGGTGCTTTTATTTGTAGTTAGATATTTTGATTCATAACCAATAGTGCTACACATGTTGCATTTTTTGCGAGGACTCGAAAGAACAACTGCTTTGTGTAACGACTCAAGTTCGTTTTGTTCTTCAATATCAAATTCATAAATAACACTGCCGATTTTAGTTTTTACTTTTACCTTCATTTTTCTTTTTTCATACTAATCCTGTCGGGATATACCATATTTTTTGGTTTTGGGTTTTTGTTTTCCTCTTTCCAAATGACTTGCGAATGCTGAAACAATTTAAAGTCTTTTGTTGTGTCTTCAACTTCATCCAACTTCCAACCGTTTCCTTGAATCTTTTTACCTGTCTTGTCTGGGCCTCTTGTAGCAGCTCTCAAGTGCATACAACCAACCCTGGTAATTTGTTCTTTCTTCATGCTATTCCAAAGCTGTTGGTAAGCTGCTCCTTGGATTTTGTTTGTTTTGTAAATCGCTCCTCCTGATTTCCAGTCGATATAAAAGACATCGTTTGGAAAGTCAGGCAAAGTACATACCAAGTCAAGCGTTCCTCCAAAAGCTAGTTTAGGGCTAACAAGACTAGCTTCTATTGCTATTATTTTTGGTTTGAAAGTTTTGTAAAAGTCAAAAAATCTTAAAATCATCATCCATTCATCTAATGTGTAGTTTTCTTTTTCCTCATCATGCCAAAGTATTTCGTTCCCATTAAGAAATGACTCAATTGCATCATGTATTTTCGTGCCTTGATCTTGTGCTTTTTTGACCACTTGGTCTGCATTGCTACCTAAGTTTTTCAACCATTCGTTATATCCAAAACCTTTGGGCCAAACGTCAAGAATGGTCGTAGCACTTGGAAAATACTTCTCCGTTTTGTTGTCAAAATAGAATCTTTCGTCAAGAAATTGAATTATTTTAAGATCAGGTTTGTGAATAATTTTCATTGAAGTAAATAAATTATAAAGAATAAACAAAGTACAATATAAGGGTAGATCTGTTGCTTATTCATTTGTGTTTTTTAAACAAAACTCTAGATATATTTAGAAACATCACTATCGCCCAAAAAGATGATGCCCACTTAAAACCAAAAAACACATAAATAACATAAGAAGGTAACAGATAAATTAATCCTACAAGAATAAGAGTATATACATATACATCAGGATGGCTGGATCCAGGAACTGTTTTCATTGAGTTAATTATATAACAGATGGGTGGTAATGTCAATCTACAGGGCAATATTACCTTTTTGTTTTTCTCTTTTTTGCCGCTATATTATAATTCTTCATGTTCGCAATAAATTGTTTTTTGTCCTTTTTATCCGTCCACAAGTCTTTACCTAAAAAATGCTCTATCAATTTTACAGCTTCTGACCTACAAGGAATACAAAGCCATGCGCTATTCCCATTCATTGTTTTCCTGTCAGGAAACCAGACCATTTCAACTTTACGTTTTTTGACACATACAAAACAAGTTGTTGGGACTACAAATACTGTCATTTATTTTTTTTCATTTAAATCTTTCTTTGCCTGTTCAATCATTGCTATCCAAAGTTCCTCTTCAAGAGAAAATACGAGTGAACCACCAACTTTAATAAAATTAATGTAGTCATCTTTTCTTTCTACTTTAAATTTCACTTTCTTTTTTTTCATTTATATACTTAATCTTTCCACAGAGGCAAGCGGCATAGAGTGTTCTTGCGGACGTAAAAGGAATATGCCGTACAGGTACATCAGGATGGTCAGGGCCACTAGATGCTATACCCACTATCTGCCACTTATGTTTATGCTTTTTTTTCATTTAATTTCCCATAAGTGAAAACAATTATTGTGAACATTTATATATTCTTCTTTGGGTGGATAGAGCATGGCAACGGTAATATTGTTTGGCAAAAATTGATATCTAGCGTTTCTAATTTCGTCAAAAGTCGGATAGCGTATTTGGTGAGATATGCTCATATGCCAATGACCAGCGTCAACGCTAACAATAACTGTACATTCCCCAAACTTAAATACTCCTTCTTTCTTATTTTTTTTCATTTTTCGCCGTTTTTTAAGACTAAGACCCCTAAACGGTTGGGCTCACTTCAAATCTCCTTACATGTTCTCTCCCATAGTGTCGCTTCTGTCTATAATGTTTTAATAAAATCCTATACGCCCCTTTGTGGCTACAAAACCTTATTGCTTCTTTAACAGGAGCACCCAAGTGGGTTAAGTTGTTTGCTCTAACAATATATTGTCCTAAAAGTTTTCGTCTCCCATGCCAGGAATGCCAAGTAGTGTGACAACTTCTACATAATGGTACAAGGTGATTATTCTTTTCTTTGTAAAACCGATAATATTTGTGATGGACGTTTATATTCTTACTAGAAAAACAAAAGTGACAATATTTCCCTTTCTCCTTAAAAAGAAATTCCCTAGTTTTTTTCCAATGTTTAGAATTTAGATATTTTTTGTAGTCCATGAGGTTCCAGCTTAATCAAAAGCTCGTCTGGTGCAGCCAAGTACTTGCAGGGATCATCCCCCAGCGTGTCAGTCCACACTGCACCAAACCAACTTTCAATCACCAGGACTATACAGAGGGACCAAGGTTTGACTTGGAGAGAGTGTTCTTGTGCTATTACTCTGTATCCCAGGGGCTGTCTATAGCACACAGTTTTTCCCTTTTGAGACTCTCTTACCATGAGTTCACCAGGCGTTACACCTGGATTCTTAACGGTTCACGGCCCGTATCCCCTCTATATAATCCTAGTATTTGTAATGTGCATTAGAATTTGCGTTTGTGTTCATTTCCAAACAATTTTGTCTAAAAGATAACCTATTGACCAATAAGGGAAAAACATTATTATAAAAAATAATCGTGGTATAGGTCTCATATGATTCCCCCACACCAAGTCAAACGATGTTATAAATTCTTTAACCATAATTAGAATTTGCGAATAGGTTCTTGCTGAAGTTTGCTGTGGAGTTGTGATATGATTGCATTGTATTTACGAACATAGATACTTTATCATTTAAGAAGCACCTCGTCAAAGGGGTGTTTCTTTTTTGTATTAAACCCTCAAGTAGTGGAGGCAGATCTGTGACGAACCAGTTTGAGTGAGAAAAGTTCTAAAATGCCTCCACCGCTTCAAGTTTTAATTATTTAAATGTCTCCCTCAGTCGTTTCTCTATTTCTTCGCGGGCTTGATTATAACCAGCTTCATGGAACTGATCGTGTATATCAGTTGCAGTACTTTCATCCTCCCCCAAACAAGCCAGGGATTTTTTAAACATATCTTTCTTTTGTTCTCGTAATTTATCGTAAACAATTCCATTTACCATTTCAATATCAAAGATATTCAGTTTGTCTAACCACTTTTGCTGTTCTTTTCTTCTTTTGTTCATTTAAATCTCCAGGTGTAACCACCAGTGGTCAGCCTTTTTCCTTTGGCACATAACGAAATTGATGTCTTGTCTGCTCCTGTATCGAACTGTGCTCTGGTCAAACTAAGATATTCCTTTTTCTCACCAGTTTTGATGTTAGTTCCTACAACTGGTTTACAAAACTTCTTTCTCCAGTTCTCTCCCCGATCATTTCCAGCAAAACCTGTCTCGACTGCTTTTTTCACACTCCATCCCCTTTTGCCAATTCTGGAGCGTAATGCAGAATCACCAACCTCACTAAGTTGAGTTAACTGTTCATAGGTATACTTTTTTCCCTTGTAAACCATCGTTTTTCTTCTATCTCTTATTGCGTGATGCCTAGGACAGAGCCAGACCACAACTAACGGTTTGTCGTAATCTTCATGATGGCCCTGGACATTTTCGTTTCCACAAACCCTACACGGTAACTTTTTAAGTTTTCCTGAGTGAACCGCATTAAATACATCACGGCGGGCCTTTGTCTTTCTGGGGTCCTTCTTCTTTTTTGGTCTTATCTTTTTTGCTTGGACAAGTCCCTCTGCTTTCCCCCGTTTATACTCTTTTAGAGCATGTTTTTTGTGGATGGTGAGGAGTTGCAGTTTAGCTGTATCCCAAGGTGAAGGCATGCCCCCGCCCCAATCCCTCATGCTGGACAGGAAGGATATTACCTCCCCAATTTCCTGTTCTGTTGTTTTAGTTGTCATATTTCTATGTCTAGTTGTAATGTTGGTTGTCTGGTTTATTCATCTTCATAGAAATTTAGTAATAACTTTTTTATTCATGATTCGATATTGACCAACACTGTATTGATTTGACTGCTAAATATTCTTGATAATGGTCGTAACAATACTGCCTCCAAGGAGATATCTTTTTTTTACACATACAACATTTTTTAATCTTTTTTTTACTCATAGCGCCCAAAAATCCCCCCTCTCATCATAATCTACCCCGTGTTGCCTACAATGCTCGTCTAGTGGCTCTAGCCCTTGTAGGTGAGCAATGAAGCACAGGGCATGTCTCTCATCTATCTCTTTGTCACTACTGGGATGGAATGTAGGTACAGGTATACCACGCTTGGGGCCACTGTCTGTTGTGGGGACTTGGGGTATTGCAGGGCCCTCTGCAGGGTTACTCTCAAAGATTTTAAATATTGCAATCCCCACAACAGACACAAAAAACATGCTCTAAAAGAGTATAAACGGGGGAAAGCAGAGGGACTTGTCTAAGCAAAAAAGATAAGACCAAAAAAGAAGAAGGACCCCAGAAAGACAAAGGCCCGCCGTGATGTATTTAATGCGGTTCACTCAGGAAAACTTAAAAAGTTACCGT